AGAAAAACGTTCAATACTGTGAATGACCTGATCGAAAGATCTATCAGAAGGACAGTAAACGAAGTATTCAGACCAGCCAATCCGAGTCAATTTTTAGATGACGAGTGCATCCCTTCACTGAGTAGTAGTTATGAGACGGGGAGGGCCCATGGGGGCGCCTGGCAGGAACTGTTGGAAGACAGTGGGTACGACCCACTAGATCCAGTTACAGACCTTATAGCCATGGCGTATCGTCCCGGTCTGGGGGTGCGTGAGGTGAGAGGAAAGTATTGTCAGCTCAAGGGGAGGTTCCTTCACTGTGTCAAAGACGCAGCGGGGGAGCTGATCCAAGAGGAGGCGAAGGCTAGGGTTGTCCCTATCACGGAGCCGTGCAAGGTGAGATGGGTGAGCATCGGCGAGGCCGCGCCTTATTACCGTGCGAAAGCATGGAATAGGCTGGTCTACCAGCAGATGCCCAAACACCCAACCTTTGCGTTGACGTCGCGTCCCCTTCGGGAGGAAGATGTGAACAGGATGATACATACCTACTTACTTAGTGGTGACTACAAAGGCGCCACGGACACGCTAGACCCCCGGTGGTCCTTACTCGTGCTTGAACTAATTACAGCACGTATATATAAATATGCGACAGCGCATAACAGCGCGGGCGATTGGCAGACGAGGTATGAGGGGCTGAAGTCGATGTTGACGAACCATACGATGGTTTACCGACAGAAGGGATGTGATGACATTACGTTCCAACAACAGACTGGCCAACTGATGGGTAGCTTCCTTAGCTTCCCAATCCTCTGCATCTTGAATGCAGCAGTTAACCGTGCCTACTTAGACGCCTCCTTAGAGATACCACTAGCAGAGTTGCCAATGTTAATCAATGGTGACGACGTCATGATGTCTTCTGACAGTGACTTCTCCGACTGGGAGCCCCATGTGGGACTTGTCGGCCTGAAACCAAGCATCGGTAAGAACTACGTTCACCGACATGTTTGTTGTCTCAACTCCGAATTTTACAGGAGAGAAGAGATTGGGAAACCTTTTACAAGGATCCACCCAATTCGAATCTCCCTCATTTACGGGGTTTCCGGACGAACAGACTGCGAGCTTTTCGGCCGCTCTCGGCGAGCAGGGGATGACACTAACTACGGTACATTGGGCTCGAAGGCCAGGCTACTGATGGTGGGTCGGAATGTGGAAGAGCGCAAGATACTACTAAGCGCATTTATTAGTGAGTGTAGTGTGATACTGAAAGCCACGAGCCGATCGTGGTGGACCCCTGAAGAACTTGGGGGGCTGGGGCTTCCGTTGACGGAGGAGACAGTGAAGTTGATCACGAAAGAAGGGAGGGCCATCGCCACCTTCCTCGCTACTAGACCGGATCCGAAGGACGTGAGCATTTATGCTCCCCGTTTGTCGGCCGATTCCACGAAGGCATGTCGTGCTTGGATGCACGCATGTGACATGATCAATGAGATAGATGGTTATGAATATAGATGGTTAGATGAGGATGAAGAAACACGACCGCCCCCAGTCGCCCTCCGGCATTTCGTCGGACTGGGCTCCAAGCCGGTAGAGAGTGAGTCAAGAGATAGATACAATGAGGTCCGCCGTTTGGCGAAGGCCACAAAGTTGAATCCCATGACAAACACCAAACTCTTGGAATTTGCCGCACGACCTCGGGTCGCGGGCTGGGTGGTCCCTAGACAGACACTAGAGGAGTAGAATAGAGAGAGCTGCCTGATGCAAAAATCTGATACCGAATACAACTACTGGTGAATACTGGTGACAAAATGGTTATTAGTGAGCATGAACTGTGAGTGATGACATATGTTAGGTAGAGATTGACATGACAATTCCTCGATGCAGATTGATAACCTGCGAGGTCCTCCCGTGCTCAAGGAGAAGAGGCGCGTTTGTAACGCAGTAAGAGAAGAGTGAACAAGTTGGTCCATTAAGTCGTTCTTGCTTCGGAGTGGTTCCCGGGGTGAGTCGGCGTAGTCGCCA